GCCTTTCAGAAGATGGGCGAGGCCGTGAGCAAGGGTGATCTAGGCGGCTTCCTCCGCTGGCAGGGTATCGCCAAGGGAAGCATGACCAAGAAAGCAAACGGCTGGTATCGACAAAAGGAAGGCCGTGACCCTCGCGGTATCTTCCAGAAAATCCTTCTAGGCGGTAATCCTCAAAAAGACTTTCAAGCATTTAAGAACCGCTTCGGCGCTAGCTTTGCCGCCAAGGAAGCACCTAAGGAAACGACCGACCTTGCGGGTATCCACAAACAATTTAAGGACCGCTATAACGGACGCATCCACAAGAACAAAGGCCCAGCCCTTAACGGCATTAAGTTCTTAGTCGATGGGCCAAAACTCAAGGCCTACATCGAGCTGCGTAAGAAGGCCGTCGGCTTCCTCAAAGGAGGCTGGGCTAATACGCTCATGTCCTTGCCAACTCCTAAGAAGACGGAAGGCGTCCAATTCGCGTCGACCTCCAAGGTGCCTAAATGGATTACCCGCAACATGGGGTCCAATGGCTATTCAAGGTTTGCCGGCAATCAGGCCACGGGTAACTTCACCCTCATCATCGGCAACAACCAGGGCGACAACGACGGAAGGGCTACTTCCGCCAAAACCCTGAACCACGTTATCAACGTGCGGGCCAACAAACTTGAGAAGGAAGTGGAACGTCGGCTAAAGAAACCAATCGATACATTTAACAAACCATAAACCCAATGGGCACCAAATCCATCCGCCATATTGTGGAGACCGCCGTCTCTACCTACCTCACCGCTCAAGCCGAGTTTGCGGGCATTCAGATCAGCACGGGCGACTCCGCCGACGTGCAGTCCCTGCCGCGCATCATCTGCTACTGCCCAAGCGCAAGCCCGCCCCCTGACCTCCCCGAAGGCCTTGGCAACTTCCTTGCCCAGGTCGAAGTTCACGTCATGTCTTCTGCCGACGATACAAACCTTACGACCCATCGTGCCCGGTGTGCCGCGGTCGCCGGCTACATGGACAGCGTGACCGACCTTGGTGCTGTCTTTACCTCTCAGGCCGATGCGGCTTTGTACGATATTACCCCACAAGCCGAGGCCGACGACCACGAGTCCCGCATCTGGCACACGACCCTGTCTTACGGGGTGCTCTGCGTCCTCCCCGCGTAAGGTTGACCGACACCCCAAGGTTAAGAACTACCTATGGCCGCCGTACTCAAAGGAACGACTTGCCTCTATGGCGTCGCTGGAACTGTGTCTAACCTGTTCGTTCAGTCGTACACGTTGACCAAGAGCTTTGAGCTCAACGATACCGTTCAGGACGAAACGGGTAAAACCGTGACCGCCCGTTACGACGGCGTTACCCGCGAGTTGTCTGTCGACGGCATCGTCAAGACTTCTGATATGCCAGAATTAGGCGCCGCGATCAGTTTCGTGGTAGCCACCGACGTCGCCAGCACGACCCCCTTTACTTTTGCGGGCGTCATTGAGTCGCTTGAGGAAAAGGGCGGGAATAAGGAGTTCGTCAAGGTTTCGCTGAAGGCCAAGCAATGGGAGTCTATCGCTTCCTACGCATAAGCTTTGGACAAGCGCTTCGTTCGTTCGTTTACTGAGCCGTCCCGGGTGTTTATCCTGGGACGTTTCGTTTACCCGTTTTGCCTAAAGCATCGGCTCCATTTGTTGGCCCTTGAGTCTCCGCTAGTCCTAGACGGGAAAGAGATCACGGCGGCGGACCTTCTCCTTGCCGTCAAGGTATGCGCCGAGGAACCCATCGACCGCGTCACATGGCGTGACCAATGGGAAGCCCTCAAGATGAAGCACCGTCCCGTCTACTTGAGAGGCGAACTTGATAAGTTTACGGCCTTTACTCTGCTCATTCAATGGCCTAAGTTCTGGGAGAAGCGGAGTGCTGAGTCTGGCTCGGTTAACTCTATGCCTTGGATTTTGCAAGTGGTCTGCAATTTAATGAAGAACGGCTTCACCGAAGAGCGGGCTTGGATGATGCCCGAGTCGCAAGCAGTCTGGATGTCAACGGGCTTTAACAGCATTAGAGAAGGCGGGGCCGGCATCGAGCTGTTGACTACGGAGGAGGAGGAACTGCAGAAAGAACTCCTTGACCAATCGGCAAGGGTAAGAACCTCCGATGGCCCGCAAACTTGAACTTGACCTAGTAGCCAAAAGCAACGCGGACGTTGTATTAAACCGCGCCAAGACTGCCGCTAACAATTTTGCCAACGGACTAGCCTCAAAGTTTACAGCCGCATTAGGTGCCGCGGCCCTCCTCGATAAAGGTCTGGCAATGGTTGGACAGGCTGTTGATTTTGTTGCGCAATCATTAAAGAAATACGCTGACATTGCCGACCAAGCCCAGAAGTCTGGCATGGATGGCGAGGACTTCCAGCGCCTGTCTCAAGCTGCCGAGTTGGCTGGCGTTTCGATGATGGTCGTCGGTAAGGCAGCTCGTGAACTGCGCATACTAATGAAAGACGCCGCGTCAGGTAATCAACAAGCCATTGATAAACTCAAGGCCCTTGGCTTTACCCAGGAGCAAATCAGTAGCGGAACCATTAAGGCCACCGACGTCTTCCTCCAGTTAGCAAACGCAATGCAGACCGCTGGCACAGACTCCGATAAGCTTGCTATTTTGACCGCCATTTTTGGCGACAAAGTTTCGACTGACCTCCTGCCCCTGCTCGACACTACCCGACAGAAATTGCGGGAGACCTTTGGCGAGGCGGTTATTATGGACAACCAGGCGCTGCGCGACTTGGACGAAATGAACGACAAGTTAGGCAAGTTAAAACGCTTGCTTGAGTTCATCTCCGCAAGTGCCGCCTACGGGGCAATCTTTGGCAAAGGGGCTAGCGGTGTTGCTGCTAGAACCATTGCCGACCAAGTGCTTCCTGTAGGCGGTGCTATAGTTTCCGTCGCTCAAGCCGCAGTCAGTTCGTCAGTCGCAGAGAAGAAGACTACTGGCACCGACACCGGGCCCGCCACTAACCCGGCCGCCTTAGCCTCTATCGGCTCTAAGATTGGCGAGGCCTCTTTAGGCTCGGGCGTGATCGGCGTCGGTGCCTCTCCGCAGATTGCTTTGGCTGAACAGGCCAACACCAAACTCGATAGTATTGACTCAAAGCTCGGGCAGCTGGTTAATTCTGGAGGCATCAAAGACCCTACTAAAATGAACGTTAGCAGGTTCCCCCTTCGTATGCCTGGAAGCACTAACTAATCTTTATGGCTGTAATTAAAAAGGGCGACGCCCTCACCACCGCAGTCCAGCAAACGAACTGCAACGTTACTAACGACGGCTATGGCCTACTGACCTCGACCGTCAACTGGCAGGGCGACATTGCAGGAACACCAATCCTCAAGGGCTCGGACCATCCAGAGTTCTCCTTCATGAAGGCGTGGAAAATCCAGCGCGAGTTTACGACGACTAGTCGGATTGAATACAGGGTGGATTATGTCGGCATCTGCGAGGAAGCGAACGGCGAGGCGGAGGACCCCGGTCAATGGACTGAAGCGACCAACACGATTGCCAACATCAGCGGGGCCGCGTCCCTTGCGTCCGAGGGCATTACCTCGCACCCGAGTTTCTTTGACGGCACGGTTCCCTTTGGCGGCGCTGATGACTTGTTCATGATTGCCGGCCACGGCACCGGCACGGGCACGGCTCCCGTCTATGCCGCGTCGACCATCGTCAATACTGAATACGTTGGCCTAAACGGCGCTCACTTTAAGAAGCCACCTGCTGGCGGTACGGGCTACATTTTCACGGGCTTTAAAGACCCCAACTACATGGGCTACTTCGGTAAATCCAACTACCTTGCCCCGACCACCGGCCTTTCAGGTATCATCTACACAAGCGACGACGCGGTCGTTCAAAAGTTTATCGAGAACGTCGGGCACAGCTCATTACTAAACGGCTGGGCGGCTGGTCCTCTGTTGGTCCCGACCTTCATGGGCGAAGACGACTGGGAAGGCCCGAACGGCGCTCAGCTCCTTTTGTCGGGCGTTAACTTCGAGCAGTACGGGCATATCTATAAATGCTCTTACCAGATCCGCATCAATATGGAAGGCTGGCCTCAAGCGGTCTACCCGCTATTCACCTAACATGGGCTATATCCAACCGGGCACGGGCTACAACTTCGTCAACTCGGAGGACGGGGCGTCGCTGGAAATCCTGTTCCCCGAGGTTGCGGACTCAGCCCCTGAGCAATTTCAGGTCGAGGTGGACGGAGACAATGTGCGCGTCGCTCAAGGTCGTATCATGGCTATGCAAGCGACCGCCACCTCTCCGATGTATACTTCGGCTCAGGCCCTTATCGAGTTTACGGTTCAAGGCTTTGCCATCTTCCCGACAGGCACGCGCACCGAAGGCGCCGACATCCCTAATTCACTTTGGGCAAGTGATGGCTATGTGACCATCCAGAAATATGTCCCTGCTGAAGGCGAAGAGCCAGCGTATGGCTCCAATAATTGGGGCGTTTACATTGTACGAAACCAATGTGCGTCTACTGGTGCGGATGGCACTTTCCCTTTGCTGGCGGTAATGGCTGACGACGACGACGCTCACACCAAGTCAACGGCTTTCCCAAGCGACACCGAAGGACACTATAACTGGGATTGCTATCAACAGACTCAAGCGGTCACGGTTGACGGTGGGGACTCTGGGTACTTGATTGTCAGTATGCTTAACTATGCTTTGGGCAACTATGCGGCTGAACGCGTTAAAATTGCCTCTATTGTTTATGAGG